GCTCCGTCCCCACGAAACGCACCTTTTCAATGCCCCAAGTTTTCTTCAAATGATGCGGCACCCACAGGCCCAGCAACCAAGGCCAAAACCGACTCTCCCGATACGGCGAAAACACATAGCCCTCATCACTCACCAGCGGTTCCATACCAAAAAGAAAAGCACAGAGGCCGGAGGAGGTCGAGCCATTTCCCTAGCAGCTAACTTCCCACCAACGCTACTGAACAGAAAATCAGCAAACGTGATCCGACAAAGATTTTTCTTGAACCACTGCGCAAAATCCCTCATGAACAGCGCGCACCAAGCACAAATCACCAAGGAGAGGTGGCAGAGTGGTCTATGGCGTCAGTCTTGAAAACTGAAGTAGCGCAAGCTACCGTGGGTTCGAATCCCACCCTCTCCGCCAACTTCTAGGAGAAATCCAGCCAGTCCATGCTGCGCAATGGATAGCGGCAATCTGACGGAAACCGCGACAGATTTTCCACACACAATTCCACACAAGTTGACGCGAACGCCGGGGTCTATGACCCGCAAACGCAAACGTCGCAGTTTAATCGTGGAAATCGGCACCGGGCTTGCCGTAGTCCGGATTTACACCATCAACCGCAAGGACGGTTACGAGCAGTTCACCCTCGCATGGAAGGAAGGAGGCCGGCGGCGCACTCGCTGTATCTCATCCATGGACGAGGCCAAGATGATCGCTCAACAAATTACCGTTCGCCTCATCAATGGCAGTTCGGCCACATGCGAAGCTACCCGCCGCGACATCGAGCTTCTCCAATACTGCGAGCGCACAGCCAGCGAATTTGGCGTGACCCTCGCTGCCGCGATTGAGGAATGGGCCAGTGCCAGGCGCACGGCGGGAGAAATCCCCCTCTCCGATGCCGTTCGTTTCTATGCCGCAAACCGCAACGATCTGTTTGCCGCCCGCAGCAATTCCAAAGTCGCTGCTGAGTTCATCGAGTCGCTCAAGCGAAAAGGCGTGAGCGACCTATACGTTTCTCACGCAACCCTAAATCTCAAACGGTTCACTGATGCACTCCCCGGAAATATCGCGGATGTGACGACTGCCGACATCAACCGTTTTCTCGACGGTCTCAAAAAATTGGGTCCAGTGAGCAAGAATGGCATACGTCGCAACCTCGTCACCATGTTTGGATTCGCCAAAAGACAAGGATACCTCCACCCCGACCGCAAGACTGCTGCGGAACAAAGCGATTCTTTCAAGGAGCAGGACACGGAAATCGCTATCTTCACCCCCGAGGAAATGAAGCGCCTCCTGCTCGCCGCTCATCCACGCATCCTGCCCCTAATTGCCATCGGAGGATTTGCCGGCATCCGGTCAGCAGAAATCGCGAGACTGGACTGGAAGGACATCAAGTGGGATCGAGGGCACATCGAGATCGCAGGAAGCAAGGCAAAGACGGCGGCAAGGCGACTGGTTCCACTTTCCGAGAACCTCAAGGCATGGCTTGCCCCATGGCGTGAGGATACCGGGCCGATCCTCACCATCACGGACTACTCAGGAGCGTTGAGCGATACCGCAGTGAAAGCACAGATCCCCGGTGGATGGCGTCAGAATGCCCTCAGGCACTCGTTCATCAGCTATCGGGTAGCCGAGACTGGCGATGTCGCGCGAACCTCACTGGAGGCTGGCAACTCCCCGAAAATGATCTTTCGCCACTACCGGGAGATCGTCGATGCGGAGTCGGCAAAAGCCTGGTTCTCGATCACCCCTCCCACAGACTGGAAACCGAGCGAAGTGCCGCGGACAATCAAAGAACGCATCAAAGCACTTGTCATGTCGACATGACAATCAGTGCGTTGACAATTCCAACCATGCGTCATCATGAAAGCCATCCTTACAACAAACCACACCACGATCAACAGCAGTCACCCCGTCGAACAAGTTGCTAACGCAGCCCCCGGTTGCGCCCTGATCAAAAAGAAAGAACTCGCCAAGCGACTTTCGGTCAGCACACGCACCATCGATGAGTGGGTCCGGAAACGCACCATCCCCTATCTCCACCTCGGCCCAAGGTTCTACCTCTACGACTACGATGCCGTGCTGGCTGCATTGCGCAAGCAATACCAGGTTGATGCGGTGAAGTAACCAGGTTTTCTATTCGGATTACTCCTAGCGCCGAATCCTAGAGCTAACTTCGCGGCAACTTGAAATCGACTGTGATGAGATTATCTCTATCTGCATGCCCCTCACTCCGCAATCCGTCGAAGTATCCGAAACCGAGCCCACACAATTCTTCGGTAACTCTTTCGGAGAATGGGAGTTGGTTAACCAAATCAAGCATTTGGCACCTGCCGCAGTCTTGCTCATAGCGCTCAAAACATTTAGGAAAAAGCCTGATAGATTCGCGCGTGATCACGTCATCCAAAGGCTCGATGATCCTTGCCTTCTTTTTACTCAAAGCAATATTCAACCAATTGTACTGCTTGTCAGTGATGAGATTCAAATCATGCGCACGATGCATCATTGCCTGAATTGATACTTTCCACTTGGCCTTCATATCCTCAAAGCAGCGGAAGGTTGGAGCCCAGAGATCATTCGCAAATCTTTCCGCTGGCAAGAGGAGTGCACCGGCAAACCAATGAGCTTGCTCTTCCAATCTGTCGTAAATTGCCTTGCCGTCATCGCCACATAAATCTTCTTTAGTAACTGAACGGTGCAATATTAAATGTCCGATTTCGTGGGCAAGGTCAAAGCGTGCACGTGCCCCAGATTGCTTAAACGTATTCAAAAGAACATAAGGAACTCCATTGAAGAAAGTTGAAACTGCATCAAGTTGAGGAACTTTCAAGTTGAATTCACCTACTACAATTCCTGATTTCTCAGCGGTTCGCAGGAGATTATTGATAGGCATTTCACCCATTTTCCAATAGTCACGCAACTTTTTGGCGGCATCTTCGATATGCTCATTTGTGATCTCCCTGAAATCGTCAGGCACACCAAATTGAGGAAGGACGTCATAAAGTTCAAATCTCGGAAGGTCAAAGATTTCACGAAATATTGAGTAGATCTCAACCTGCCAACTCAATAGCGACTCCCCGCGCAACCGATCCGACTTTCTTGGATTGGAGATCGATCTCCACTGTTTCACGCTGGATTCAAGCCCAACGGAACCCGAAGGTGCAAGAAAGAATTTTTTGGGCAAATCAAGCACACGGCTAATCTTTTCAAATGCTTCTGGACTGGGCTTTCTACTTGATGCCAAGTAACTGGCAATTGCAGCGGGACTCGCTTCAATTTCTCGGGCGAGTGTGGACTTTGTCATCATCCGAAATTGAAGTGCTTCGGTGAGCCTGTTAGAATCGAAATTGTCCACTCCTATTCTCATCCGATCATCCTCCTAAATTCTTCGGCAACTTTACGCTCGAAATCGAATAAGTCCTCCCCAGCTAGATCCGCAATTTCGCCCTGCTTCTTAACAAGTTCATGAACACCAAGGCTGATGAACTTTGTCTTTTTTCTGGGGAAAACGAATTCGATATTGCCGACTTCTGCTAGGCCTTCGCTGCTCTTTTCGTGCAAAATAATTAAGTTCAGCAATTTGCTCTGATACTCATTCCCGACGACCTCCTTAGATGGGAATAGTTCGAGTTGCAAATCGTCATTCAGGCTAGCGTTTGATTGGTTGTATAGCGCAGAGAGATTGATGAAATTTTCAGGCATTTTATCCGATTTCGTGTGATGGTGGTGAGTCACAAGAAAGTTACCGATCTCAAGCTCTACCCTATTATTGTAACCTTCTTCTCCCTCCATTTTTGCGGCCCAAGTAACAAGATTTGGGTATTGTTCAGCAAACTGAATTAGATCGGTGTTGATGTAATCCCTGCGTTTGTGTCCGACTGCAATTTTGACGTCATTGGGTGAGATTTTGTGATCATCAACCACCCGGTCGTAGGCCATCTGGTAGCTCGCACTGATTTTCCTGGTTAGTTCGCTTACCCCTCCGAGGGGGAAAGCAAGAGCTACGCTGTTCAATAGAATACATTTATTTGAGTCGGACATCACGAAAGAAATCCTAGCTATGACGAGATACTTTTGCAACAAAAAAGATAAAATATTTCACTTTTGGGTAAATTGTTGCCATTTATTCGAACTTTTAAGCGGCATTTTGTCGGTAATTGGAGATTTCCCGCCCCCTATTAAAGTCAAACCCGCCATTATTTCCTCCGCATCTTGCGCACCATGCTTACCAACGACATGATGCCGACCAGCAAACCGACGACTAGGGATGCTACGCGCAGGGTCCACTCGACTTGTTGCTGAAGTGAGGTGAGGACGCCCATCACGGGTGAGGCAATGCCGATGATGGCTTTGAAAATGTAATCGATGTCGAGGTGTGTGCGCATGGTTAGGGAAAGTTGATGGAGATTTGATTCACGGCTTCTACTGTCTCAGCCTGCTCGATCGCAGCGTGCAGTTGTGCTTTCTGGCTCCAGAGGCTTTGGTAGGCACTGCCGTATGCAAGAAGTAGTAGGCGAAGGTCCGGCACGCTGAGCATGTGGATTTGACCCGAATGATCGGTGACCGGAATTGTTGCCGGTAGTTGCCCGAGTCGTTCAGCTTCAGCCAGCATGACAAGCAGTTGACTGAACGAGTTCCGGTCGGTTTCTTCGCAGCGAAGCGTGCGCTCGTCAACGGTGATCCCCCTGGCAAGCCGTTGCTTCCACGAAGATTCCAGAATGCGGCGACGCAAGATTTTCGCCGTGCGAAGTTGAAGGTAGTTGGGTGATGTTAGACTCATGACAATCGGGTGATGGTGACGGTAAAGGACACTTCGTAGCCGGAGCCGAAGTAAGAAAAAATGCTGTAGCCCGCCCAGTCGAAGGACGAATCGGCGGTGAACGTGAACTCTGCAAAAATGTCACTGGCGCTGGGTGGAGCCTCGATAAGTTCCGCTGTGAAGTCAGCTCCAGAAGCAATGTTTGCACTGATGTAGGCGGAATTGAGAAGCTGCACATTGGAAACAGATGACATTCCGTAGTTGACATAGCTGATCCCAAAAATTCCCCCGTAGGGGACCGAATTGAAGTTGTCGATCCTCACATGGTAGTTGGCCCCGGCTTCGAGGTAGCCAAAGGATGTCCAGCTCTCCCAGCTATTGATCATGACGTTGGTCACTTGCGGCAGAGCTGCGAGGGCAACCAATAGTTTACGCCATCCGTCATTCGCTTCCGACATGTCGTCCTTGATGCAGATCCATGCTTCTCCGTTGTAGCAGGCAAGCCTGCCGATCCAGCCCGGGGTTCCGCCCGACATAGCATCAATGCTATTCGATGGCGTGTAATCCAGCACACTAGAATGCCAGACGCCATTGATGTTCTGCATCGGCAAGGTCAGCGAAGGAGGAGCCTCCGGAGCGTTGATGGCAGCCCGTACATTCGCCTGTTCTTCCGGACTCAGCGACTCTTGCGCATCGTGACGCAAGTAGTTCGGATGCGGGTCGGCTGCATTCGTGTGATTGGCCAGAGCCTCAGTGATCGCGGCAGTCGTCACGATGCTCTCGGGTGCCGGATAAGGAGGCTCCGCACTCGTGGGCACGCCTTCCGTTCCCCGATTTACGTCATTTTCGACCACTACCAAAAACGTGCGCGTGGAAGTTGGCTCACCGGTGCCGGTTCTCCACGTGATCTCACCCATCAGCGTGATTTCCGCAAGTTCCGAACCCGTGGACGATCCAACGCCGAGTGCGGAATCGAGTTCGATCGTATTGAACGAAGGCGAGCATCGATAGACGGGAGGCTCGGCATCGGGCATAATCCAGCTTGCCGAATGAACAAGGTAGCCGATGTCGTAGCGATTGCGGGGCTTGATGCCGAATTGTATTTCTAGGCTGATCGGATCGCCAATCACGACTGGCGAAATGCCTCCGGCGAGAAACATCACCTCGATCTGTGCGGCGTCGCCACGCTTGAATCGCAGAGACGAAACCGGATTACGGAATCCCGGGCCTTCAATCAGTTGCAGCGTTTCAAGATCAACGTAGAGCTTCACGCTGTTGTTCACCTGTCAACTGATGACCACGGAGGCCTGCCAAAATACGTCATTGTTGGCGATGCCGTCGCCTGTCGATCCGGTGATTTCGATGATGTGACCGCACGGCCTATCCTCCAATGGCAGGGAAACGACGAATGGCCCGACGGCAATGGCATCATCCGGGTCATCGCTGGTGTCGGTGCTTTCGTGGGAAAACACCTCGACGCCATTGTGATAGACGCGGATCCAGTCGTATCCGGTATTGAGGGTTTCGATTTTTCCTTCGAGGGTGATCTCGATATTGGTCGCGCAGCAAATGCCAAATTTGACCGAACCTTGTTTGGGTATGCTGTCCTGGTAGGCACGGTAAATTTCCCACTGGTTCGGTGCCAACTCCGAAGCCTCATCCGTCAGGATGGCAACCGTGCGGCGAGTGGCAGGCTGGCAGCAATAGGGATTGCCGTCGATGGTGATGGGCGTGATGAGATGAGCCATAATCAGTCGAGTGTGATGAACTTCACCGGGCGAGGTGTGCCGTATTCGCAAATCATGAATTCCCGGACGAATAACTTCTTCTCCCCCTCCGTGAGCATCAGCCCGTCCTGCCATTCCAAAAATGGTTCACTGGAACTGGAATCTCCTTCGATCACCAGAGTTCCGTCCTTATCGTTGCCTTGGACACGAATGACGTCGTCCTCCTCAACGACATCGATCTGATGCTGCGATTCACGGCGATGAATGCTGCGGAATTTGTAGATGTTTTCCTCCTCGTCGTGCTCTTTGAACACCCGCGAACCGTCACCCAGGTTTTCGCCAGTCCAGAGCTGCGCCCAATGCTCGATGTCGCTTTGTTGATACACTACGACTGCAGGCGATCCGCCGTCATCGATGAGCTTGAAGAGCTTGACGAAGTAATTGCCGTCCATCCCCGATCCTTCTGGGTCTTCGGGGTAGTAGTGGTTGCCCTCTTGGTCTTCCGGGGAAGGAAAAACCTGCGGCTCATAAGAGATTTCCCCCATCATATCGGTGGCAAATCGGCACCAGAGCGTATCCCCGATGGCCATGCCAATCTGAGGACGTGGGATCGTGTCGAGTGTCTTGTCGCCGGCCTTCGGGATGTGAAGTTTGACTGCTGGCTTCGTGCCGCTCTTGGGTTTTCGCTCAATCACCCAGCCCTCCTTGATGGTCACCAGATAATTGCTCGCCGCCTTTTCGATGCCGATCACTGAGAACGGTGGCAGTCCTGCGTGAGGCGTGGATGTTGGCGATGGGCGGGAATAGGCAAATCCTCCCGATGAGGCGATCAATTCCAGACCAGTCCCCGGACGAGGTGTGCGCGCAGCGATTGCCTCCAACAGAAGATTCCAGTCTGCTGCGAGAATCGGGTCACCCGGCTTTTTCCTTTGTGGCAAACGCATAGCGATCAGTCGATGTAAATTTCTGTATCCCAGCCGCCACGGTCACTGGCGAGCCACTCCATTTCGATGCGAAACGCTTTGCCGTCCTGCGTCTGAGTAGCGCCATTGAGCAACCAGTTGCGACCACCGGCCAGAGGCGGCACGGGGCCGAGAGGCTCGTCGATCTTGCCAATGTTGTTGAGCTCCGCGGCCTTGACGGCCTTGTCTCTCACCCAGCTTTCTTTCCAAGTCACGCGAGGGCTGTAATAACTTGTCTGGCCGCGCTCGATCTTGTTCAGTGCCTCCTTGCCTCGTTGGCTTTCGACTTTGTCCCGCAGCTTGTTCCCCTGGTCGTCTTTGTCCTTGCCAGACTGAATCAACTGGAGCGCCTCCAGCTCCTTTGCAGCGAGCTCCTTGTAGCGTTTGTGACTGAGCAATGGTTCCTCGGCAAGCGAGAGTCCCATGGTGTAAACGGCATTCTCTTTCTCATTCTCTTTGGGCTCTGCGCCCGCATAGTGGCAGGTGATTTCCGCGAGGTCGCCCTCGGTGAAGTTCACTGTGGCCTGGGCGACGGCAATGAATCCGATTTCCGGGTGAATGGTGCCTGGGCGAGGCATGAGTTGCACAGCAGAATTCCGATGGCACAGGAAAACTTGCGTGGCTGTCCACTTGCCCTCTTTATCGACCTGAACGGTGTAGCCTGGCTGCGGATAGAGGCGTCCGGGTTGAATGGAAACGTGTGTCGGCATACACGCCGGGGCACGGCGTCAACCGAAAGCGGTCACAGATGCGGCACCACTCGGTTTGATGCGCTCGCTCATGGCACGGAGAATGCGATTCGTCTCGCTGGTCAGTCGATTGTTCTCCCGCTGAGCGTCCAGCGTGCCGGACGAGTAGCCTCCACCACCGACTTTGCCGAGTGAGGTTACGATCGGCGAGAGACTCGATACTGTGGGTTGTGCCATAGGCGTCGTATTCGTCGTCACCTTGGCGGCTGCCGTGGCCGCTTGCTTGACCTCCTCGGGCTTCGGCAGAGTATCGCGGATCGATGTGACCAGTTTGCCGAAACTATCCCGCAAACCGCTGGTGTCGATGAGTTCGCTGCCAGTGGTTTCGCCTGCCTTCTTGGCCGCTGCCGCAACACGTTCGCCGAGCTGTGGAGCGCCTTGTCCCAGCAATGCCTGCGCTTCTTCGGACATCTCCTTGAAGTTCATGCCAAACATCTCGGCACCGCTTTCCTGCCAGTCTTGCAAGATTCTGCCGAAATCCGTCTGCACATCTTCTGGCTCGAATCCCATAAGGTCGCTCATGCCCGGGATTTTGAGCAAGCCTTTCATCAGGTGCGCTACCACCCACTCCATACCTGCTTGCAGATAGACGATGGGAGTTTGAAAGGCATTCAGCAAGGCGGCACCGAAGCCGGCCACAAGTCCAAGCAAGGTCGTCCCTAAACTCTTCCACATCGCGCCATCGGTGAGCAAATTCCAAAAGAACTCAGTCGCCACACGAAAGCCGTTGGTCAAGGCATTCACGCCCACGGCAAACGCGAGCTGCAGTCCCGAGGTGATCAGATCAAGGAGTTGTCCGCTCTTGAATGCTGCGATCACGAACATCACCGCATCTTTCACTTTCTTGCCTGCTTCTGCGGCCAAAGGCGTGAGTTTCTGCACCAGCCCAATCGCCTGCTCCACCAGGGGGCGGATGGCGTCGTTGATCGGCGTACCGAGTGTGAGAAAAACCTCGTTGATCGAGTCCTTGAGTGTCGAGAAGAGGCCGGAAGTCGTTTTGCTCTGCGCCTCCATCATGCCGGAGAACTTGCCACCCTGTGAGGTCATATCCATAAATGCGCGTTCGATGTTCGGGAAACCAACCTTCCCGGATTCGACCAGCTTTTTCACTTCGGAATCCGACACACCAAATTGCTTCGCCAGTTCCTGAATAATCGGGATGCCTCGCCCCGTGAGTTGGTTGATGTCCTCGGCGAACAAGCGACCTTGCACTCGGGCCTTGCCGTAAAGTTCCGCGATTTCATTGACTGGTGCTTGAACACCGGCAGACACGTCACCGATCCGTCGAAGTGTCTCAGGCACCGAGTCGGCAGATTCTCCGAATGCGATCAACTTGCGACCCGCATCAGCAAGTTCGGGGAACTCGAATGGCGTCTTGGCTCCCAGTTCACGGAGTTTGCCCAGCGTTTCCTCAGCCTTGGCGGCATCGCCGATGAGTGTAGAGAATGCGACCTTGGTTTGCTCGAAGTCAGCGGCAGCATTGACCGCTTTTACTCCGACGCCTACCGCTGCGGCACCGCCCGCCAAAGCCGCTCCCAGCCCTGCTTTGAGAGCCACACCAGCGACTGAAAAACCTTTGCTTAACGCAGCAGCGCCACCTTTGCCAATCCCGGCAAGTCCGGCGCTCGATAGCTTACCCATGCGACGTGCGGATGCCGATACCAGTTCGGTAGCTCCCGCCATCGCGCGCTTCAACGCAGTGATATCGGCTCCGAGGGTGACGGTAAGGGCGCTCATGCGCCGGGAGTGGAGTCAACCTATCGTCCTGATTGTTTGGATACAATTACAGTAATTCGCCATTTAACTGTGATGATTTTCGTCTGAGATTTCGGAAACGGCCAGTGCTAATTCAGCATCCACTCTTTTTGCCCTCAAATAGGCTGTCTCAAAAGGGCTGTTTTCTCCGAACTCTCCGCCACGAATTATGAGAAATGGGACGCGCGTTAATCTAACACTTGCTGCGGCGGCCAGACGGTGACTTCCTTGCAGTAGAAGATATTCCCCGTCATCGAAGATTTGCATCAGAAGCGGTGGGCCGACCCATCCATCTCTCTGCATGCTCTGTTTCAATCGTGTGAGTAGATCATCGTCGTATGGATCGTTCGGAGGCTCAAGTGTCATGGCATCTTCAATGCTTAACCACTCAACATAGTTATCCCAAGACCCACTATACCCTTGAATAGGTTCCTTTTGCCCAGAGATTCGAGATTTTTCCATTTTTGTCCTAGGGGTGTTTTATTGCCAATAGAGCAATAGCAAATCTAGCGCATGACGTCAAGCAAACCACCTGACGTTACTTATCTGTTGTCCACGCCAGCCGCAGCATCTTCAACTGTTCCCGAAGAGTGATCTCGCATTTGCAAACGACGCTCCAACTTGTCCTTACCCCATTCCTTCGCAGCAGGCAGTGCTGATACTGCGTCAGACGAGCGAGCGGCATGCACAGGATCCGTTCCTCTGGCCACCCCGTTTCGGCTGCGACGGCAAATACCTGGGCGGCTAGGAAGCCGGGTTCGTCGCAGGGTGGGGCTTTTTTCCACCGATGTCCCCCATGGTTTCGACCTGAGCTGCTTCCAGTTCACGGCTTTGCTCTTCCAGTCGTTTGAAGGCGATTTGAAAATCCGCAGGGGTGAGTCCACCGCAGAAGATCAGCGCGGCTTCACGGAATCCTTGATCGTGGAATGAGGCTCGCACTACTTCTGGCCACGGTGCGCAGTGGGTGAACACAAATCCCATGATCGACGAAGTGAATTCCGGCGTGCCGTCTGTGGGCATTTCGCCTTTCACCAGTGGGTTGCCGGTGCGCAGCAGCACATCGTAACTGGCCAGCGATAGCGGGCGCATGGCGTGGCCGCCGACGATGGTTTCGACATCATGGAAGGCGGAGGAGAGTAGTTTTTGGCGGTCGGTATCGTTCATGGCTTAGAGGTGGCGTAGGTAGAAATCTTCCACAGAGGGTGAGGCGTCGAGTGGGATGAAGGCTATCTTGCCCCGGCGTTTCACGCAGGCGAGTGGCACATCCTGTTTCACCTTGTCCACCAGTCGCTCTCGGTTGAGCAGCGCGCACTTAATGTAGGCAAAGGGATGCTCCGGGTTGGCGAGATGCCAAGCGTCATGGTGCCATGCCTCAATCAATGCCTTGGTATCAAACTTGCCGCAATGGCTTTGAGGCTCGAAGAACCAGACCGTGCGTTCACCACGGATGCCGTCGCCAACAACGCGAACGAACGGCTTCTCAGCAAGCGGGATACCGACCGCCGTCAATGCGGCGGCAAGGCATGTATTGCTGGTGGCGGTGGAGGAAAGATGGGATACGGCATTCATAGAGGGATCTCGTTGTCGTTAGGATCAAGCACCACCACCGGCGGCGAGGAATGGGTAGTGGGTCGCGGTGAGGTCGATTTTCTCGAAGTCTTCGTTGTTGAGACTGCGGCTGACTTGCATCAGAACCGTCATGCCGCCTGTCTGTTGTAGGTGCGCGGGGATGGCATTCGAGAGAACAAGTGCTGCTCCGATCTTGCCATTGAAGGAAGAGGTCTTGGCCACCAGTCCCGAGAGTTTGATTTCGACTTTCTCCTGATAGAGCGATAGTCCGATGATTTCTCCGCTCTTGTTGAGCACAGGTTTTTCCTGGTTGGAGTAGTCGAAGGAGAGATCGGTGATGAGGATCCCCGCTTGATCGTTCGGGATGCCCCAGTTGCCAGTAGTGCCGATGAAAGTCGCAGACATTTGCTGCGGTTGCGATGTCAACCGCATCACACGGCAGACACCACGGCCTCGTAGCTGAGAACGGTTTCCCGGCCACGAGACTCATCGGGAGTGGTGACGCTCTCGCGGTCGATCAGACCATGAAGGCAGAACGATTCGGAATCGAGTTCCTGTTGCATGGTCGCCTTGTCGCGCAGCAACAAGACAAGTTTGCCCGCCCACAGCGCGTGATCCTCGGCAGAGGTATCATCCACCTGGGAAAACAAGTGGACGTCCAGTTTCACGCGAGCGGTGTGCGGCATGCCGGGAATGGGCTTGGATTCCGTTGGGTTGAGAACCACACAGGGTCGCGTGCGGATGTCATCACGGCGTGCGACATGGAAAGGCACGGACTCGGGGAGCTCCTGTGGACGGTGATTTGCCATCCATTCCGCCAGCAATGACGATAAGCGATCTTCAATCAAGTTGGGCATCTTGGCCTTGGCGCTTGCGTCAACCGGTGCGACGACCAAGCGCGCGGTTCGTGCGGTCACTGATGACGCGAAGCGAAGTGGCGAGTGCCTTGCGCAGTCGCCCGGCGGCGACATCGAGTGCCAGTTGAATGCCTTTGTAGGTGCTCACGTCCTCGATATAGTCGAGCTTGTTCACCAGCGTAACCGATGCCTTAGCGCCAGTCCTCACGACCGCGCTGCCGGGTGCCTGCTTGTGACGAGTAGCCCATTGCACGGCCCCGCGGATGCGACCACCAATCGATTTGCCCGCATTGATCCACGAGCCTTTGGCAAAGCCGACACGCTTCTGGATCTTGGCGATGTATGTCTCTCGTGTTTTGGGACTGGTGACGACTTGCTTGGGCTTCTCACCACCGAGCTGACCCCACTGATGCAAGTTAGGATCGAGTCGCCCGACGGCAACGTCATTCCACCCGCTGCTCGATTGCCGGAGATTCTTTTCCGCGCGTTTGAATCGTCGATTCTGGATGTTGGCCCAATAGCGGTCGGCTGCTTCCGGGTCAGATTTCTTGATTTCCTCAAACGCATGGGACGGCAACGCGAACACACCGGAGATGTCCCTGGCGACTGCCTCTTCACCGATCTTGCGAGCTTTGTCCGAAAAGCCGAACGGACGAGTGTTCCGGGCGAGTTCCACCGATAGCCCGCGCGCCTCCTGCTTCACTAGTGATTCCATCGTGCGGCCGACTTTCTCCGGGTGACGTCGCAAGAGGCGCACCACATCCGAAGCTCCACTGAGTTTGGCAGAAAATTTCATAAGGTCATTCGTCGGGTGAGGATAATTGCAAGGTGAGTAGCGGAGATCGCGGGTGACTGCTGACGCGAGTGATGCGATAGACCGCACCATCGACCTCCATGCGCTCACCGAGCTTTGGCAGGGCGACGGGAAATGCGAGCTTTGGCACACGCAGGCTCAGATCCGGCGAATCAACGAAGCCACCAATATCCATTTGCTGTTCGTTGCGATTGCGACTGACCAGCACGAGCAGGTTGATACCGTTCCATCGTGCCTGCACTCCATGTTCTTGGAGAAGTTCTTGCAGGTCGTTGATAATGTCGGATTCGAGGGACATGCTTTGGAGCGCCTGTCAAACAAATCACCCTCCCCCGAATGAACGAGGGAGGGTGAGCATGAACAACAACGCCGGGAAAATTTTCAAGAATACTCGCCTGCCACCAAATTGATGCGGCAGGCAGCCGTGCCATCGAGTTCGATGAGGGCAGGCCCTTCATTCACCGCAAATACAGTCGGCGCATTGACTTCCTTGGTCGCAGCACCAACAGGCACTTGGCCGCGAGTAGCCATCAACGAAACCGAATCGCCCGGTGCCAGTGCGAGGCCCAAGTTGGCGTTCAGCGTGATGGTGCCAGCAACCGCATCGACGGAGGCGACGACTCCGCGAACTCCGGTTCCGGTAGCGTTGGAGAATAAAACCACGACATCGTTGGCAGCAGCACCGAGATACGGAGGCGCATTGATGACTGCTTGGTTCGCGGCGCTGTTTGCCGTCACCACGGAGGCACGCGATTGCGATCGGAATGTGAGAAATGAAGCGGCTTTGTCAGAGGTGGCACTCGCATACTGGATGCGAATGCGCTCAAGTCCGCTGGCGGGGACGACCACATGGCTGAGGGTAGTGCCGGCGTTGCCGGTGAAGCTGAATGGAATCATAGTAGTAGATAGCTAGATGTTAGAAGAAATGGATCAGGGTTTGACGATGCGTTTGAGAGCATCGTTTTTGCCAACAGCGAAGCCGTAAAGGCACTCGATGGTGACGAACACTTTGTTGGCACGGGTGTCGGTGAAGCGCAGGTAGCCGAAGGTCATGCCAGTCTGCGGATCGGTAACGGCACCGGACTGCTGGTATTCCGCAACCGGCACGAGATAGCGCATGGCGACGGCGATAGCACTCGGGTGAACGGCAAAGCCCACCAACTTCTCTGCGTGATCGGACGGGATTACCACCGTCTCGTGGAGGTCGAAACCTGCGAGACGTTTGATCAAGCCCTCGGTCACGCCGGGAGCGCTGAGATTCAAGTTGAAGCTCTTGGCCACGACATCATCAGCGAGCAGGTTGGTGTAGTGTCCTGCATCGAGCACCAACGAACGGGGCGAGGCAGGCATCTTGGCTTCGCCGCATTTCTCGCGTGCCTCCAGCACCTTCTTGTAGTTGAAGTTCGTGGCGGCGACAGCAGAGAGTGGAGCCCCGAAGTTCGCCTGGGTGACAACCGAAAGGATGTCGAGCAGAACGTCCTGAGCAAGTTGCTGAGCGGCGGTTTCCACGAGGGTGTCCAGCAAGTCCATTGCCGTCTCCGATGCTTCACGCGCAGTCACATGAACGGTTTTGAACTTGTGACGATTGAGCGTCACGGGCATCGTGATGACGGTCGAATCAGAGTTGGCCGTGTAATCTCCCGCGAAGTCGCTGGATTGACCGGGAGCACCAATCAAGGGAACTCGAACGGTATCGCCTTTGTCGGCTTGCTGCGGACCGAAGTTCGTAGAAAGCGCCGTGACAGGCAGAAGATTGGCGGTGAAAGGCATGAGCGCCCGCTGGGCGACCTTGATGTCTTTGACGTTTGTTAGGGTATTGGGCATGGCGTGCGATTAGGCTTGGTGTTTGAGAATGAGTGCTTGTTGTTGAGGGGTGAGGCCGCGCCAGAAGGCGGTCTGCTCCGTTGGATCCGTGATGGCCGCGAACTGGGAGTGCAGGTCGGCGGCTTGGGTGGATTCCCCGGCGGGAGTCACTTGCGCGGGTTTTGTCGTGCCGGTGGAGGCGACCACGCGGGCGACCTCGGTTTGCACGCGCTTGTCGAAATCCGCCTGGGATGTCTGCAGGTCGGTGACTTGCTTGCGGAGCTTGGTGACTTCGGCGTTAGCCGTATCGCGCTCAGACTTGAGCGTTCCGATTTCGGCAGTCAGCAATTCATTCTCGCCGCGCACGCGGTCGAGATTCGCCGATGCTTCGGTGAGAAGTTCGGTTTGAGCTTGGTGATCCCGCTGCAGGGTTTCCACCTGGGTGCGGGCTTGGGCGAGTTGGTCTTCGAGTGTGTCGGTCATCGCACGGGAACTCGTGTCAACCGCTGCGTGATAGACACGCAGGCGACGAAGCGCCTCGTTGCGATCCGGCACCATGCCTGCGAGGTTGTGACGCTGCGCTTGGCGACCGCTGAAGGTTTGTCCTTCCATCGCTTCCGCAGGGATGGCGCGCCCGCGAGAAAGGACAGCAGCATGAAAATCCCGGGCTACCTCGGATAGATTCGAGCGGATCAATTCTCGCTGATCGTCGGTGAGCGAAGTTCCGGGAGCGCCCATTGCCTTGTATTTTCCGACAGAGAAAACCTCGACTTTCAGGCCACGATTTTCGAGGGCCGTAGAATTATCGACAACCGCTTGCACCACACCAATCGAGCCGACTTGAGCAGAGGGCGTGGCATAGACGGCGCGCGCCTGGCTGGCGATCCAGTAGGCCGCCGAGCACATGAGGCCAGACGAAAACGCATAGACTGGCTTGCTCTCATTGAGCGTGGCGACGGCTGCGGCAAGCTCTGGTGTGCCAAGCACAGTGCCGCCCGGAGAATCGATGTCCAGCATGACGGCCTTCACATCCGGGCGCATTCTCGCCTCATGGATAGCTGCTCCGATTTCTTCGGAGTCCGTTGCTCCCATGAGAATGCGGGCAAACAAATCGGGTTTGCGCAGGATGGGGCCGTTGATCGCCACAATGCCCACGCCATCCTCGATAGAGAGCATTTTGTTGGATGTGGCCGATGCTGGTAGGTTACCACCCCTCTCATGGAAGGCACGCATGGTAGCGTCCATGGCATGAAGAGCGTCGGGTTGGATCAACCATTCACGAGATTGCAGGAGCGAGTTCACGCTCCGTGCGCCATGTCAACGCCCGGGAGGTGGTTCGTCGGGCTGAGAGGGCAGAGCAAATCCCCCGGAGGGCTTCCACAGCATCTCTGGCGGCACACCATACTTGGCGGCAGTTTCGAGGATGAGTTTAGCATCAGCACCACGTCGCTCGATTTCTTCGCGGAAGTCGGCACCGAGTTCGGCGTAGTGATCGGTGATAGTCTTGAGTCCCGCTTCCACGTCGGCACGGTTCTGTTGTGCTTCGCGACCGGCATCAACGGTGACTCGCTTGGGCGGAACGGTGGTGATCTTCCACCAACCCGGCACAGGAGGCAGCAGTCCCCTGGCAATCGCGTCACCAATCACGTAGGCCCAGACCGGGCGAATCAAACGCCTTTCGAGAATCATCTGACGGAACGAAAATCGACGGTCAGCTTTGGCGACGATCAGACGCACTCCCGCACCACCGACCTTGCTGGAATCCGCTGCGAACTCAAATGGGATCATGCCGAGTGCCGAATCGCGACGTAGGTGTTCGAGGAATCCGGTAAAGGTCGGACTGGGACGGTTCGACTGGAAGCTATCGAGTGACTCGTCAGGCTTGAGTGCGACCAGCTTTCCTCCCACGATGCGCTGCAAGCTGACTGGATCACTGGATTCCCCGGCACCATGCGCGCCACCCACCACGAAGTCGCCGTTGTCGTCAATCTCGCCGCGTGCCGTTTTGAGGATGCGAGCCACATCGGCATTGTCTTTGACCGCATGCTTTTCTAACGCAAGGAGTTCCATCTCATCGAGCAGATGATTGATCGAGTGCTGGATCGTGGGGTGGTTGCGCACACCGCCGGCCCACTCGGGTTCGTGGACATGCAGGATAGCCGATGCCGGGAGGTCGTAAGCGGTGTTGTCGTCTTGCAGGACGCGGTAGAACACGGGCGCGCCATAGGCATCGAGGCCGACGCCATCGACGGTTTCCTTCGATCCCCACTCATCACCAATGCGGTGACTTTCGATCAACTGGATACGCGGTTCGCCATCGAGGTCGCGGGTTTTGTGGACGAAGTATTCGCCATCGATGTCCATGCCTCGACAAACGAGTGCCTGGCATTCCTCAAAGGAAAATCGCTGCGTGATGTCGCAGCGAGAGGACCAGTAGGAAAAGTATTCTTCGGCACTGCGGTTCCACGATGCGTCCGAAGATTGGGCCTGAACGCGAATGCCGTCACCAGTCGAGTAGATCGCCATGTTGGCCACCAGTTCGCGAACGAAGCCGGAGTTCTTGTGAAGGTAGCGCGACTTGCGCACCAGTTCCGTGCGGATGCCGGGCGTGAGTTCCTTGCGTGCATCCGATGGTGAAGCCCCCGGCACCGCACCACGACGCGGCGACCAGTTCGCGGCCTCAAACGACGATCCCCATGCTTTGGGCAAAAGCACGGGTGGGATGAAGAGGCGGGCGATGGAATGGAAGCGATTCATTTCGCGAGGTATCCGTGGATGAAGGAGGCAGTGGCAGTGCGTGGTCTGCCGTAAGTTTGCGGGTCGAGCACCTTGAGTGCGTGGCCGCACTCCTCAAGCACCTGATCGACGGGCATGGTGAATTGCTTCGAGACGGAGGTCTCGGCGTCGTTCCAGTTCATGATGGTCTTGCCTTCCATGAGCAGAGACTTTGCTCGCTGTTGAATCGCGAGAACCTCGGTAACAGTGAATCCGGTGATGAAGAGTCCGCGGGCCATGGTCATTTTCCTTTCCAAGTGGAGTTGCGACCGCGCGTGTCGATGTGGACGAATCCCGATGAGGGGTAGAGTCCGAGGCCTCCGGAAAACTTGCCTTGCTGACGCCATTCGAGCAGTCGCTCATACACGCGCTGCGGGCTGACGCCATCGAAGGCAATGTCGAGTGCGGTGAATTCCTTGTGCTGACTCAGCGGAGCCCCGCCCACGGCCTTGTTGTAGGCAGGAGAACGATAGGAGCTGAGAATCCGGCATGGTTTACCAAAACTCTCGCGCAGTTCATCGACGATGCGCAGGGCAGGCACGATGTTTTTCCACAACTGCCGGGGCGGCGTGCTGTTCTTCACCCCCTTGCGTTCGCGGGCAAAGTAGCTAGTAAATTCTGCGGCACCGAAGTGACGAAATTGCTGTGCCGCAAACCATTCACTGAAAGATGATTGGGACATGGCTTACTTGGTGTTGCGAGGTTCGACAGTGATGATCACGCGGCCATCTGGTTGCATGATGAGCGATCCGTCTTTGGTGATGACTTCGGCGCTGGCGGGCAATGCGCTGCAGGACGAAAGGATAGGCACGCAGATGCAGGCCATGGCCACGCACCAGAGGCCGACTTTGAACGACTTGTTCGGCTTGCCGTCGTCAAACAAATCGCCGAGCACGACGACGAGTTCTTTGAGTGCCAGGGCAGCGGGACCGGTGATGAGCAGGTATTGCGCTTTTTCTTCATCGAGAAGATTGGCGATGCCCGTGAGGTCGAGAGCCGCAATGGTGGTGAGTGCCGAACCAAGGAAGGTAAGGAAGCGTAGGATGGTGACAGTTTTCATGACTCCTCCGGCGAGGTGTCAACCGGGGCAGCGTTGACGGCCTCGCGCCCGACGATCTTGAGCATCGTAGCCGCCGCCGCTTGCATGCTCTCGGCATCGAAGTAGTGGTTCGGTCGGGAGCCGATCTGCTTCCACATCCAGTTGCCCTTTTCCTTTACTCGCTGCTCGCTTTCCATTTGAGCGAGATAGTCATCCTCGATGTCATCGGGTACTTCCCAGGTAGGGCCTTGGCTCGGGTCTTGGTTGCGACGCAAGCGAGCGAGCGTGTCTTTGATGTTGAGGTTGCTCCAGTAGTGAACGTGGCAATGCTGGCGATGCGAGAGCACGACCTTGCGCCGGGGCGAATAGAATCGCTGAATCGTTTTGCCGTCGCGTCCTTTGTGCGGATAGACCGGGCGACGGTCGCCAATGAGCGCCACCCACCCACGCTTCGCACACTCGCGATAGACATCGTAAGTGGCGTAGCCGGCATCCAGAAACACCAAACTCGAATGGACGCCGAAGCGTTCTTGCATGACCTCGATGTCGGTGAATGTGAGGATGCGCTCGTTCCACATGAGACGACTTGATCCGTCTGCGGACCATGAGCGCACGACCAGAAACAAGTGGTCCATCTGGCAGTCCACGGTGATGAAACGCAGCGGGATGAGTCCCTTGCGCTCGGGCAGCGGAGCGGCAAGAATGCGACCAGTCTTCGGATCGATCGCCGCCTCTTCTTCCCAGGATTCGCCGCGCTTGTAGCCGGATTTGACGATCTCCAATTTGTAGTCCTCAACGTATTCGCGCCATGGCAGGCCAAGGCGTTTTTGATAGAACTGCTGGAGCAGACTGACGTCTCCCTTCCTCGCTGCTGCCTTGGCACGCAGATAGAGTTCCGCAAGTTGCCCCCAGCTCATGGCGCAGAGGGCGTTCCAGTGAAAGCCAACGTTCTCTGCCGATGCTTTCGGATTCTTCTTGATGAACTCTCCAGTGGCGTTCAGTTCACGCCGGGTGCGCTCGCTGTCATTGAAGTAGTGATTGCAGGATTCGCAGCGCAGAGCCGTGGTTCGACGAACTTCATCGAAGTCCCATTCCCCCGCGTCATCCCGGGCCGACTTGCTCCACTCGACGCATTCCCATTTGAATGGTTGGCGATGTCCGCACTCGGTGCAGGCAAACGTCCACTCTCGTTGGTCAGTCGTTTCGAATTTGCGGTGCGTGTCGTCATCCTCCTCGCCGCCTTGGCTCATGAAGATGCACTTGCCCAGCCAACCGAATGCCGTGACACGAGCTTCCGCTTCCGCCATGTGTCCCTGGGGCCAGCGCCACGTTTCATCCCCGATGAGCCAGCGGATCGAACGTCGCTGGAGGTTGGTCTTGTTGTGCGCGCCCAGAATCCAGAGCGTCATGCCGTTGGTGAACTGGATCGCGTTGTTCTTGCGCTTGTGGCGGTGAACACCCGTAGGCATCAATCGGGCTACCGGTTCGCATTGATCGAACAGCTTTTGCAAGCGCGACTCGGAATAGTCGCGTGCATCTTCATCGGTCTGGTCGAGCCACAAGGCAGGCCCGGGCAGGTTGGAAATGATGTAGCAAAGCGTGAGCTCCGGGGCCGTCGTCTTGGATGACTGGACTGAGGCGATGATCGAAACGAGGCGAATGCGAGGATCCACCAACGCCTCCATCACTTCACGAATCCACGGCGAGTTTTCCGAACGAAAGCGACCGGGATTCGGTGAGTATGGAATCGCCTCGATGTGGTCCTCGCACCATTGCCATGCGGGACGACGGTCGGGAGGTTGCCATGCTTCACGCCAAATTTCCTTGAGGACATCCATGCCCCTGCGCGAACGTCAACACATCATCAGCCTTCATGAAGGACTTGCAGCACCTCATCAATCGCACGACGACATTCTTTCTGAATGCCCGTCGCATCGAGCCCCGATAGCACGGGTGGCAACTCGTTTTCGAACTTGGCACGCAGAATCGAAGTCGCCTGGGCTACCAACCCGATCCATTCCTCGCGCACCTTGGTGAGTGCGACGTATTCGCCCTTCTTCACCGCGATCCGTAGTTCGCGTTCTTCGACCTCGGCGAGCAACTTTCTCGCTTTGAGCGCCTCCTCGTTGCCGACCGGTGCCTTGCCTGCTTTGAGGCCATTGAGTCGCACAAACTCTCTCCAGTCCGCAACTGGCCACAGGCCATT